ACACTTGTCCCCTGTCCTTGTTGCCTCTGCATGATAAATTTTTCGGCTCGTTATCACTTGTGATCTGTCCCATATTGTTGTATAGTATGTCAGTATGGGAGAACTCTTATTAAATATTTGACTTATTGGGAGAAAAATGTTATTCTAGGGGTTCAATTAATTAGGAGAACAACATGATAAATACAAGCATAATGAACATAAAAGAAATCAAAACTACGATTCGTTCAATCGAACACCGTGGCAAGACTGCTTATGTAAGAGAGGTTGAAATCTCTACGGAGAACCACGGAGTGATTGAACTATCGCTTTTCTCTGAGGATCGCAAAGCACTTACTCCGTCTCAAGAGGAGTTTTGGTCTTCTTGGGTATAGGCTAGCCCCTTCCCCTGTCCGCGAATCACGGACAGGGGATTTTTTTGCGCGTGTCCCCTGTGCATGACACTTGTCGCCTCTGCTTGTTATCTGTCCGTGTTGCCCTTGCATGAGAACAACTGCAATGGGTTAGGTTGGTGTTGGAAAATAGTTGTACATCTATGGGATATTTTGTATAATAAGGGTTCAATATTAATAACTAGGAGAAATCCAAATGGCAAAGCAACTAACAAATAAACAAATCGAAACTCTTGCAAAAGCAATCGTCAGACAGGTCACGAAAGTCGCCAATAAAAAAGCGAGCAAAGACCCCAAAGCGAACAAACTTTTAAAAGACTTAGAAGCACTAGATAAGAAGATCGATAAGATGGATGACGAAAAGACAGCAGTCGTAGAAAAGCGAGACAAACTCATGTCCGACCACAACAGGTTCAGCCTGAAAACCCGAATTGAGCGAGAACACACCTACATAAACCACTGTAGAGTGGGAAGGTACATGGTGCTTCCTCAAAAAGAGTTCGCTGATGGTGTCAGAAGTTCATACGAGTTGCAGAACCGACTCGAAGAAGAAATCGTTCTCGAACACATGAAGCAAGATGGTGATACTGTCGCCCTTCAAGAGATACTTATTGAGAGGTTTTCCGTTTAAAAATAGGTGGGCTCGTTTAGTGGGAAGAACGAGATAAACTGAGATTCCTGCGAGAGCCTACCGAGAAGCCCCCGTCAGAAATGATGGGGGTTTTTCTTTGCCCGTTGCCCGTGATCCGCCTGTCGCCTCTGCATGACAAGTGCCCGTTGCCCTTGCATGATAGAGTTTTGATCTAGGTTTTACCGGCCTGCATGATTCAGTTGCTATATGTCCCATAAGCTGATAACCTATAGGTACATTCAATAAATAAAGGAGAACAATATGAATGAGCAACTAGAACTAAACCTAGAGTCAAAAGACTGTGACATCTGTGGAGACAGGATCGCTCCTGATCGCACTCCAGAGGGAGCGATCTACTGGACGCAAGGACACGATGCGCACCCGATTACTGAGGGCAGAGCGTGCAGTCATTGCAACACTACCGAAGTGATCCCTGCTCGTCTAATGTCTTTGGGTCTACAAAGTTAGATCTAAGATCCTAGATCAGCCCCGCGTAGGATCACTACGCGGGGTTTTCTTTTGCCTGTCGCCCTCGCATGATCCCCGCTCGTTACCTTTGCATGATACTTGTTACCCTTGCATGATACGAATTTGGCCAAGGCCAGGTATACGGCCGCAGAAAAGATCTTGACAATATGAGACTGCTCTTATATCCTGGGCACTCAACTATTAATTAGGAGTAAACTCATGGAACTTTTAAAAACCTTTAATAATCTATTTGATCTTTCATACTTAAACGGAAAGCCAAAAGAGCCGGTTTGGTTTAGAGAACCGGAACGGTCAACAGAACAAGAACTGGAGGCCCGATGCCGGAGCATTGCGGAAGAAATCACCGACGGGTTGAAGAACTGTGACCCGGAGATCTTCAATCGATGGTATGAAGAAGATGAACCGGAGGATTTTCAACCTCACGCCTGGGATTACATCGAGGATATATTAGATATTCAATATGTTGTAAGCGGTGATTGTGATTACCTCGGTGCGCAGATCACGGTCGGCTTTGGTGGTCCTAACATTTACATTCACACAAGAAGTTGCACCGTCAAAGGTTATTGGGGAGGCGATCAAGCCCAATGGGGATACGTTGATAATATCGGCCTGGACGATGTTTGCGAAGAACTCTACAACTGTGGGGTTAACCGTGGTTGAAACCTTTTTTATAACCGCCGTAGCCGTGGCTGTCGTCATTGGCATACTTGGCATACTTGTCACCTTTAAGTGATACGGAGATTGTCCATTGTCTTGATCTTTTTGTTGTTCTACTTGTTACCGATGCTATCACGCATCTGAGCTTGGTCCCTGATCTCCTAGTTGTTGATATTGAACCGGGGACCAAGTGCTCTTGACACTATATAAGATATTTCGTATACTGAACTTGTTCAATAAATTTATATAGGAGAAAATTATGAACCAATTAAAACTAAACTTAGACGGATTTGAGTACATCATTATCAATCCCGAAAGCAGAACAATCACAGCCAAGCAAGGCTTTAACTATAGTAAGGACGAAGACGTAAGAACAATGGACATCTTTAAGATGAACATGGGCTTATATAAAGATCCGGTGGACTTCCTTAGTTTACCCGATGGCGAGATCCTTATTGTTGATGACAACGGAAGATACAGAGAGGAACAACATCAGTTTATCTCTCCTTTCTATCCGGAACCTCTCATTGGTGTAGCCGTTCTAACACGGATTGCCAACCCCGGTACGGATCAAGAGTGTTTCGCAACACCAAAGAACTGGACGGTTGAGACGCTGACCGATGAAGTCATTTGGGTAGATGATGCCGTTAGACTAGAACCACAGCTTGAGTTTATTCCGGTGAGTGGTTTCGATAACGACGTAAGCAAACACTAACCCAACCCCTAATAGCCCCGGCACCTATCCCCCAGGTGCCGGGGTTTTTCTTTGTCCCTTGTCGCCTTTGCATGATACATGTTGCCCCTTGTCGCCTTTGCATGATAAGAACTGTTTTTAGAATCGGTCTAGCGTTACGGCCGTAACTTGACATGTATGGGAGATGTGTCATACTGGGCATTCAATCAACAATTAGGAGTAGTTCAATGAATAAACCAATCTACAAAAACCCAAAGGGTGAAATAGTCAAGGTAGACGGCTACAAAACGGTCTATGAAATCAGACCTTATAGTCGCATCCAAGGCCAGCCTTGGAGAGCCGGTACAGCGCAAGCTCATAGCACGAGCCGAGGCTACTACCACGGCTACACCACAGCACGCAAGCTGATAGAGTATCTCGCGTCTATGTGGGCGAAGGAACAAGAGTGGGAGCCGAAGAAGGGCCAACAGTTGGAGTTGTTTCCGCACCCCATGGATAACCCTGACAACAACCCGTTCTTGGCCAAGATCACTAACCGCTTTAACTGCCCTTGCTAAAGCGTTAGACAAGCCCCCGCATCTACTCAGGTGCGGGGGCTTTTTCATATGGGGATCCTATTGCGCAAACTTCGTCCAGCTTTTTCCCTATTGCAACATTTCTCGCGCCTGTGGTGCGCGCTCCTGTGATCTGACTATAAGAGAAAGATCGACACACAAATTTTCTACAGAAAAAATTTCGCACTTTTTTTGTTAGGAGTCCCTACTCAGAAAAATTTTATATTTTTTTCTAGGAGTCCCTGGTCCCCTGAAAAATTTGTGTATACTAAAAAATATGGGAAAAACGAAAACTTGCATTACTTGCAAACGAGAACTACCAAAAAACAAATACACTAAAGAACGCAACGTGTGCCGACGCTGCACCTCTGTTCAAAGAAACAAAGCCCGCAATACTTCCCCAGAATCCTACATTTCCGTGGTTTTTTCTAAGCTTAAAGCCGCCAGAAAAGACATGGAGTGGGACATTGATTTGGACCACATTAAAACTCTTTGGCACAAACAAGACGGACGTTGTGCACTTTCTGGTGTTTTTATGACGTGGCACGCGGGAGAAGGCAAACAAGACTTAAATGCGAGTATTGATAGAAAAGATCCCACAAAAGGATATATAATAGGCAACGTCCAACTAGTGACGCAACGAATAAACATAATGAAACACGTGCTGGGAGAAAGCGAGTTCTACTGGTGGTGCAAAAACGTAGTACACAACAAAGAAAATGCCGATTAAGTTTAAGCCTACAGAGAAAAACTACAACCGAAGAACCGGTCAAACCACTGTCCAACACAACTATTTAAAAGCGACTTCCATGAAGGATTTGCTCGCTGCCATTGAAAGCCCCAACACCAAGGCAAAAAAGATACACAAGTATAAAAAAGAAATA